TTATTTATAGTTAATCGTCCAGCCCTTGTCGCTGGCCGTATCTCCGATGTCTCCCAGTGCCTCCTCGTTTGCCTCGAGGAGCTTACGGCTAAGATCGATGCGTCCACCGCTAACCGTCTGCACGTGCTCAAGGAGGTATCGCACGCTATCCATTGAGAGCTTGACGCAAGCGGAGAGGTCGAGGTCTGTCTTCAGCCCCTTGATGCGCACCTCCTCGAGGGACGAGCATCCCTGAAAAGGGGTCGGAACGGACGTGGCACTTGACAAGTCTATAATGCCAGTAACTCTACGGAGGCTTGTGCACTGAAAAAAAGCGTAGGAGAAGTTGGCAAGTAGACCACCCGAGAGGTCTATTGATACATCTTTTAGACTCCTGCAGCCCGAGAACAGAAAAGAGGCTTCTTTCATCTTTGGCGCCGCTCCGATGGACACACTCGTCAGGGAAGAGCAATCTGAGAATGCTCTTGATATGTCGGTCGCATTTGTGAGTGCTCCCAGTGATGCCTCTTTGAGAGCCCCGCACGAAGATGCGAACGACGACAGATTTACAGCAACGTCGATATTCTCAATGGTCGGGAGACTTTTAAGTGCCACGTTTTGGGCGAAGCAGCTGCTAAGATTTGCATTCTTGTATCCTTCTGCGATCCGCATCGGAGGGAATGATTCGTCGGTAAAGCCCCAAAACTGCAGCGGTTTGAAGATGGTCATCACCACAGCCTGCGCCTTCATCCCCTCCACAGCCTTGATAGTGGCTACCAGCGGGTCATTCTCCGCTATCGTAGCGCCCTTGCCTGCGAGCGCCTTATTGAGCTGTCGTAGCTTGCCCTTGAGGTCAAGCACAGCCTCCTCGGCTTGTTGTTTACTGCTCTTCCGTGCCATATACTACTGCCTTGATTAGAGTTGCGAATGAGCCGATGGTGTCTGCCCACTCCTTCTCGGTGAGCTTAGGGTTGTCGTCCGTGGTGTTGAAGTAGGAGGTATAGGCGCTATCGCCCTTGTCGCCCTTCGCCCCCTTTAGGCTTGCGAGGTACTCTGTGAGCGACCCCGTGAAGCTCTGCGCCTCCTTGGCGAGCTCATAGGCACTCTTCCCGTCCTTTCCCTTGAGGCTCTCCAGCCACGCCTCACGTGAGCCTTGATACCCGCCAGCCTTGGCTACCTCGTAGGCATCCTTGCCGTCCGAGCCTCGCAGGGACGCAAGCCACGCCTGCTCATCACCCACGTAGCCATTACGCACCGCCACCTTGTAGGCGCTTTCTCCGTCCGCTCCCTTGAGCGAGGCGAGCCACTCCGTGAGGCTACCCTCATAGCCCCCCGCCTTGGCGAGTTCGTAGGCGGACAGCCCAGTCGCACCGATGAGTGTCTTTAGCCACTCCTCACGGCTACCCGTGTACCCTGCTTTCTTGGCGACTTCGTATGCGTCTGCCCCGTCCTTGCCAACGAGGCTTTTCAGCCACTCTTGGAGCGTGCCTTGGTAACCCTCTTGCACCGCCAGCTCGTAGGCGGACTTGCCGTTACCGCCTCCGCCTGCTCCGCCCTTGGGGGTAAGGCTCTTTATCCATTCTTCCTCCGTACCCGTGTAGCCGTGCTTTACTGCTATCTCGTAGGCACTAAGCCCACGCAAGCCCTCCAGCACGTTAGCCTGCACCTTGACTGGCGTCTCGTTGCTACCGTACTTCGTAACCTTGCAGAGGTCTACCACTATCTCGTAGTCATGGTATCCGTCGGCATACGCAGGGTCGGGGATGCGCCCCGTAGCTGTGAGTGTGTAGACACCCAGCCCCAGCTGTCGGGAGATGTCAGCCGTGACCTCCACCACCAGCTTGCCGTCTTCAATAGTGTAGGGGATGGTGGCTATCCCTCCTCCGCTCTCGCTCGACACCATCACGTGCAGTCCTTCCAGCTCGGCAGGGTCGAGGACTTCGCCCGAAGGCTGTTTGACCAGCTCCACGGGTATACGCTTGTCCGTTCCTCTTTGCACCAGCTGGAGCGCCTTGCCGTCGCTCTTACTTCCAAATGGTCGCATATAGTTATGTTTTGGTCGGGGTGATTGGTTGCAGGACGGGAGGTCACCCCTCTACCGCCCGCCCTGCCGTGTTAGTTACTTTAGTAGGGTGAAGTTCTTGCCGTCGTTTGTCGTCATCGCTTCCTGCCGTGGCATTTCGCCCAGCGGAGGTATGGCCACATGCACCCACACGCTCTGCCCCTTGCGCTCGTAGATGACCTGCTGGTAGCCTCCACGCTTGCGGATGATGTCGAACAGCTCACGCAGTCGCTCGGGCTTCTGCGCTGGCACGATGTCAGCGGCCTGCCCAGCAAGGTGCTGGCTATTCTTCACGCCACCGACGGACTTATTGACGTTCCAACTTCGGAAGCCCGAGGTCACCTTAATAGGCTCTCCGAACTCCTCACGAATTCCGTCTAAGTAGTCCATTAGGCGCAGTAGGTCGCGCTTCTGCGTGGCGTTGGGGGTGTTATCCTTTCCGAGGCGCACGGCCGTTTGGCTTCGTGTCAGCTCCTCGAGGGTGAAATACTTGCTCATAGTCTATTCTGCTTTTGCGAGGTTACGGACTTCGTTAAGCGCCTTTGCCAGCTCCTTTGCCAGCTCCTGCGTCTGCTTTGCGCTGTTCTTTATCGAGGTAGTGTCGTGCTTGGGGAGGTTTTCCCACACGCTCCAGGCCTCCGTTGCCACCGCCCCGATAGAAGCGAGGACGGTCAGATAGGGAAGCTCGGGGATCGAGATACGCACCTCAAAGTCGATAATGAACAGCAGTACGTCGATGAAGGTGAACATGGCGATGACGAGGTAGTACCTGATGAGCTTGCCGAAAACACGGCGCGCGATGCTCGACTGGATCTTCTGCTTCGTTCGCATTGCTCTCATTATGCCTGTGATCGTATCGACGATCACGGCGGCCAATACGATAAGCAGGGCTACCGCCATCAGCGTCGCCGTCTCATACGCCTCTTCGGGGGAAAAGAATTTAAACATAGTCTCTTGGTTTTGGTTGGTTATCGTGTTTTATGTCGAGCAGCTACACTACTTAGCTGCAGAATATCCTTAGCGCGGATCTTACCCTCTACTTCCACTCGGATAGATGCTGCGGAGGTCAAGTGGTTGGCAAGTCTCCCCTGCTGCGCCTTGTTAAGTATCAATTCGCCAGGATTGACTCGAGCGAGGACTCGGTCGCCCGAACCATCACCGCCTGGGACGATGCCCCCATTGGCGAACTTCGGTATCTTCTTTGCCGAAGAAGAAATGAGGGCTATCAGACCACCCACGGCTACCGCAGCGAGAGCCACACCGACAAACGGTATTCCTGCGTGAGCCTTAGCCGCCTTAGCCGCCGCCCCGACAGTGTCCGCAGAGGTCTCCGCCTGCGTAGCTGCAATACGTGCCGTTGTAAGCCCCAGCTCTGTGGCGGTAGATGTTGCCTCAGTTGTGGTCACAAGCGTTCGACCTGCCACCTGCTGAGCCGTGAGGGCCTGCTCGGCTGCAGCTGCCACCTGTCGGGCCTGCGTAAGCCCCTCTATCATCTTCACAAGGGAGAGGATCGTGTCGATGCCCTGCGTTGCAGAGTCAAACACCGCAAAGAAGCGCTCCCACGCTGAGGCCTGCGCATCAGGGTCGAACGCCTTTTGAAGCTCACTGAGTGCACTCTTGAGGTGGCGAGCACTCTGTGCCACGGACTTCAAGCCTGAAAACGACTGGTCTTTGACCGCTTCTCGGTACTTCTTGAGGTCGGACTGAATAGTCGCCACCTTGATAGCTTGGTCGAGCGTCTTGGTCTCCTTCTGCGCCTGCTTTAGAGCCTCCGCAACATCCAGCCCAGCCTTTTCAGCCTCCTGCAACTGGCGAACGTAGTCCTCCATAAGCTGCTTCTCCTCACCCAGCTTCGTAGCTTCGTCCTTTTTGTAGTCGTAGCTCGTATCTCGCACACCTTTGACTGGAGTGGCGGCCTTAGCGATAGAGGAGAGGTCGTTGGAGAGCTTTTCGCCCAGTTCCTTTTTGAGGTTCTCCTGCCCCTCGGTGGTCGTAGTGGTCTGGTTGGCTCGCTCACGAGTAGAGGATATGAGCTTAGCGAGTGCCTCTGCATACTCGTTCTCTTTGAGTCTGCCCTCCTCACGTGCTTGCTCCAACTTCTTTGCTTCGTCAGCGTAGTTGCGTTGTAGGCTTGCAATATCGGAGACAGCGTCTATCTCGCTCATCTTAGCCTTGACATACTCGTTGTTTAGGTCAAGCTCACCATGCGCCTTTATGGTTGCGTTCAGCTCAGCCTTAGCTCGCTCAGCCTTAGCTCTGCGCAGATCATCCTCCGTGGCAAGACCATATTTCACCTGCGCCGTGATTAGTTTGAGTTCCGCTGCACTTCTCGCCTTCTCCTCAGTTACCTCCCTTTCTACAAGCAGATGCGTCTGAAGACTCTGATACTGCTGGTCGTTGAGAGCCTTCTCCCCAAGGAGTGATGCGAGCTTCTCACGATACTGAGTGGCGACCTTGTCAAGTGCAAGGCGATACTCCTCTTCGGAGATAATGCCTGCTGCACGCTGGTTGTGCAGTTCGTTGAGCTCCTTGGCGGCTGCCTCTCTTGTGCGCTGTAGTTCGCTCTTCTTCTTGCTCTTCTTTGAGTCGTCTTCGGAGGAGCTTGATACACCGCCGCCACCAGCGAAGCTCCCGCCAATAGACTTTACCTCGCCTTGGGCTTCACCATCAATCTTGATGCGCTGGACTTGAAGCTCGTTCAGCTTAACCTTAGAGTCCGAGCCGACAAGCATATTAAGCCCAGCCTCACGGAGGTCACCCTTTGAGGTGAAAGAAGCAAGATCATACAAACTCTTTGTCAGCCATTCACCAGTTTTATCCTTGGCTATTGTATTCAAATAGCTGCTGAAATGGTTGATAGACTTTAGATGATCTCTACCAACTCGGTCATACGTTCTTTTTGAGTATGAAGTTATCTCTGATGGTGTGAGAGAAGCATACTTTGATAGAACATCGCCAAAACTCTCCAGCCTATCAGCTGAGATAGGTTTCCCTCCCTTTTTGAGGTATTCAGAATATATGGTCTGTAGGGGTTTCCTCGACTCTTTGAGGGTTTCGCTATAGAAGTCAATCTGTCTATCAATCTCCTTTAGCTTGAGTATCTTGCTTACGACATCCCTGATTCGGTCGTACTTCCCTGCAATTCGGTCAAGAGAGCCCTCCTGCAAGCCAAGAGACTTCTCCAGCTGGTGTTGCACCGTCTTTTGTTCCTCCAGCTTCCCATCTAAGCTCTGATAGAGATTAAATAGGCGTAAAATCTGCACCTCCTCATCGCTTCGAGTAGACTTGATTTCCCTCTGCTTGGCGAGATACTCATTCTGCAGTCCGTTAATCTCCTTCTGCTTACGATACCAGTCTGCAAGCGCGGTCACGATAGCCGTGATACCAGCGATAATCGCCATAGGACCAATCGTGGCCATAAGACCACGGATAGTTGCCAGCGTGGAAGCCCAAGCGAGTTTTACCGTGGTCGTAGCTCTCGCCCATAGAGACACCGTGGCGGATGCCGCCTTGGTTTGCTCTGCGATAATCTCGCTTGCGGGACGGAACGAGAGGTTGCCTGCATTGCTGATCGCTCGCTGAGTGTTTAGCACACCAGCAACCGATGCAGACGACGAGGGGAGGTTGGTAGCTCTCCCTCCGATATTGTAGTGAGCCTTATCTGCAGAGGCCTGCAGAGCGGCAAGGCGCTTGATGCGCGCTTCCTCATTCTTTGCGCGGGCTTCTGCGAGGAGCTCGCGTCTGTTGTGGTTAGCCTTATTCAGCGCGTCCCCAGTGGCGGCGAGCGCACGGGCGTTCTGCTCCAGCTTCCCAGCTAAGCGTGCTTCTTCTCGCTCTCGCTTCGTGATATTAGCGAGTTGCAGGCGTGACTGGTCTGCAATAGCCTTGTCGTACTCACGCTGGCTCTTAGAGACTATCGCAGCCTGCTCTCTCTGTAGGTCACGGATAGCCTTCTGCTCTTCGGAGGTGTATCGGTCTGCCTTATTCAGAGCTGACGTTGCCGCTTTTATATCCTTGGGTGCGGTGGCTGCCTCCAACGCACGCTTGGCAGCGGCCACTCGCTCATCCTTGGCTCGCTCTATCTGCTCCTGCTTGGCTATAATCTTGGCGGCTGCCTCATCATTGGCACGCTGGAGTGCGAGCTTAGCATTGGCAACTCTCTGAGCCGCCTCCTCTTCGCTTCTCTGCATACCACGGAGTAGAGCCTGATGCTCGTTCAGCAGGGTGCGCTTCTCCGTCTGTGCGTTGGAGAAGTTATCTACCGCCTTTTGGAAGCGCACATCACCAGTGTATTTGGCTACCTCCAGTCGCTTCTTCTCCTTCTCCGTGATAGTGCCAGCCGCCTGCACAGCCGCCTCTGCACGCTGGAGCTGTTGCTGGGCTTCTACGAGGGCCTTCTGTGCTTCCAGCTTAGCCCGCTTCGCCGACTCCTTAGCGGCTGCCTCGTCAGCTATGGCCTGCGCCTGCGAAGCCTTTATAACCGCTCCTGCTTGACTCCAAGTTGCAGAGAACTTTCCCCACAAACGCGCACCGAGCAAGCCTCCCGCCCAAATGTACAAGTTGGAGAGGTGTGTGCGCAGGTAGTCCAGCAGGTCCTTTACCTTTTCTACAAGAGCCTTGAAGTTGTCGTACATATGCAGGGAGTCTGCAAGGCTGGTAAAGGAGTTTTTGAGACGGCCAAGAGAACTCTCGAGGTTGTCGGTGCTGGTGTCACCCGAGAGCTTCGCCAGCTCATCGGAGAACTTACCAATAATCTCAGCACTTCGGAGCTTACCCTCCTTGAGGAGCTTGTCCAGCTGTGACATCGACACGCCTGCGGCGTTCGCCATGGCCTGCATAGCCACGGGCATACGCTCACCAAGCTGTCTGCGGAGTTCTTCGCTTGAAATCTTCCCCTTACTCATCATCTGAGTAATAGCCATCATCGTAAGAGCCGCCTCTCCGCCCGAAATGCCGAACGAGGCCATAGCCTTACTGATATTGGAAAAGATGCGTTCCTGCTCCGCCATAGCGATGCCCGCAGGGGTTGCAGCCGCCTTGAACTTAGCGAACGCCTCGGTAGTTCCGATGAGGTCTGTACCGTACTTATCTGTAAGCTCTGCGAGGAACTTCAAGCTACGGGCATACTCTCGGGTATCCGTGCTGATATTGCGCAGTACGACACGAGCACGTCCTGCCTCTCGAGCCGTCCTGACAAGAGAGGAGATAAAGCTACTGATAGAGGTAACGCCAGCGCCCAACGCACCAACCATTGCAAGGGCTTGAAACTTGATGCCACGGAGTGAAGCGACGGCTTCATCCGCTTGCTGCTTGAACTTGTCCGCAAGCAGCTCTAATCGGACGGAAAATGAAAGATTATTAGCCATAGGCTGGTAGGCTGAATGTGTGTATTACTTATCTGCGACTACGATTTTCGCATCCTTGAGCTGGTCAAAGATTGCCTGACCTACATCCTCGCTCTCAGTCTCCCACGGGAACGGAAGGAGCTTCTCTGGGGAGCATACGGAGTCTTGTGCGAGGTGCGGGAGCATCGACATCCAGGTGAATAGGCGTGTATACTCGAGACCCTCCTGCTTGCGCTTCTGTATGGCGTTCAGAATAGCGGGTATCTCCCACAACTCCATTCTGTCCATAACATACCCTGCATCAATACCTCCGTCCACGATTATCATATTGGCGATAGTCGTGAAGTCGGGTCCGTCACCTTCGTCATCACTGGCGTCTCCTCCGCCTGCATCAGAGAGGGAGGCTGTAATAGGCGTAAGCTCCTCCAGAGTGCGCTCCAGTCGCCCATATAGGTGCGACGACACCTCTACACTATCCAAGACAGATGCCCACGCACTGAAAGGCATCTTGCTACCGCCCTCCTCGCATCTCTGTAAGCAGTAGATGAGAAGGGGTATCTGCTCCCCGTCTTGGATATTCAGTGTAGAGAAACTCCGCGCGGAGAGCTTCTCGAAAAGAAGTACCGCGCGGAGTGTCAGTGGGAATGGTACGCTGTCCATTAGAGAGTGATCCCAGCAGCGGTAAGAGCTTCGGTACTGCCGATTTCCTTATCTGCCTTATCCTTGAGAGGACCAGAGCCGTTCAGCGTGCAGGTGAAGGTCTCGTACTCACCGCCCGTGCTATTCTTGCTAAGGTCGGAGATAGTGACCAGACCCTTACGGATGGCTGCGCCCTTGGTCACAGTGCGAAGGCCTGCCGCATCTTCTGCGATAGTCACCTCGCAAATCTCGAATGATACAGCCTTGCCCGATGCTGCGATATTCTCGAGGGCGTTGTAGGACAGATGCCCAGCGGAGTTCGACACGTACGCTTCGAGAGAGGCGGACCAGTCGTTGCGCCCACCGAGCTTATCAGGACTCTTGCCCGACATCTTGCTGGAGATTTCGATAGTCTGTGGGGCGAACTTGAAATCGTCCTTCTTCACGTAGGGTACGAACAGCCCAGCGATGAACATACTATACGACTCGCCTCTGACGAGGTCCACGTTCTTATTGTATTTGGGGTTGGGAGGTGTTTGAGTTGCCATAAGAACTTCTATTTAGTTATTGGTTTTGGTTATGATATTTCGAACGTAAGCGACTGGAAGAACCTACCATCTGAGTAGCCCTCTTCGGACTCGTCGAGCGTAGCACGTGTTTCTCGCCAGCCCATCGTCTTCCCGACCTCATCATTGCGACCTCCATCGAGCACAGCATCCACCAGCTTCACAAGCTCGATAGAGCTGTCGTACTCATCGGAGAAGCATAGCACGGTTACATAAGCCTCACTGTGCGTGTCGCCTGACTTGTCGCGGTCTCGACCATAGGCGCTGCGATATACGATTATGTAGTCGCCAGCGGTCTCTTCGGGAGCTATCACTGGGAAGATTTTATCCCCTACAAGCTCACGCAACTCCTCACACGCAAGGAGCTTGCTACGCACCCATTGGGCGGTGTGCCATTTTCTGTTGTTGTCGAGATAGATACTCATACGTTGGTTAAGACTTTCGTGACACCTGCGAGTAGTATTCGCTGTGCGCGTGGCGTGCTTCTCTGCTTCGCGTGCGTCCAAAAGAGGGTGGGAAGCACCCTTCCTCTGAACTTCCCGCTTCGGGTGTATCTGTCAGCCGTCCCCTTGTCTATGAGGTGGGCGTGGTTCGCAGCTTGAGACTCCTGACCCATCGCCGTCGCTCCATTGACATAGAGGAAGCCGATCGACACAGACACTCGACCGCCCCTGCTTCTTCGAGGCATACGCCTACGAAGGCCTCTGATGAGGTTGCCCCTCGGTACGTGTCCATTCCTATTTGGCTGTTTGTACAGAGGAGGCAGGGTAGTGCGAACATCCTGCTGGTACACCTCCGCAGCACGGAAGAATGGTTCACGAAGACTCTCGGGGCTTGGAGCTTCCTTGAGCCTGCCGATAAAGGACTCTACCTCGGGGAATCCGTTGAGAGAAACTACATCAGGCATACTCTATTCGTCTACATAGCGAGCTGTGACCTGCACCGTTCTGTCAAGCATAGGCTGGAGCAGTACGATGCGATAGAGTGCACCCTCGAAGCGAAGCCACCCAGAGGCAGATAGACGCTTATCAGCACGAACCACGAACACCACCGCCGAGGTATCGACAACCTCACGAGCCTGCAAGCCGTCTTTGTCGTAGGTCGGGCGGAGCGTTCGGAGGTAGCCACGAGAGCGGAAACTCTCTACCAGCTCCTCCTTTACCGCACCCGACGCACTCTGCGTCTTTACAGCCTTGAGGAACACCAGTCGGTGTGTGAATGCCCCTGCGTTCATCGCTCTAATCGGTATCTACCTATGAGTGAGCCAAGCGAAAATGGAAGCTCCGTCACGCGTCCCACACGATACCCCTCTCGGTCAGCGTAGAAGCGTGCGACAAGCATCTTTACCGCGTGTCCGAGGCTATTCGGGAGGCTGCCGTCTGCCGTTTCTACCTCGGCAAGTGGTCTGTTGAGCAGATTGGATAAATGGTCTTCTGCTGTATCAATAAGATCGCAGATAAAGACATCATCCTCATCATGCTCTACATTCAGTTGCTTCTTCGCTTCCTCGAGAGAGATATATGTAGGCATAGCTTTTACTTACGCTTTACGCTTCAAGCAGGCAAACGCTTCATTACGGAGCACCGTGAGAGAGTAGTCGCCATTGAGAGTAAAGTTGACGCGGTCTTTAACGCCATCATACTGTGCATGGAGGCGGTCGCCACTGCCGTGGTGGGCAAGGACTGCATAAGACATCACGCCAAAGAGGATAGCGTCATGTGGCATAAATGTGGTGGAAACTACAGGGTAGCCGTTCATGTGACCATCCTCAAGAATCATCTTATTGGTACCCTTTTCTACTGGAGTAGTCTTTAGTTTGCAGTAGGTTGTAGGATGTACGAAGTACGCAGTACTATCGTCAGTCTCGACATCCTTGTCGAGCACCTCGGCCTCAAGACTGACAACCTCGTCCAAGGTAGGGTTCACGGTTTTGCTCCACGAAGAAGAGACTGGTGAAGCATAAGCCGCAGCCAGGACAGATCCTATGCCGTTATTTGGAATGGCAGGGGCAGTCTTCTTAAACAAAGCGAGGTTGATGGCTTTGCCAACAGCCTTGCCAAGTCGAGAAAGAACGATAGCACGGAGATTGAGGTTGGTTGAATTGATAGCCTGTGACGTTACTGGAACGTAGACACCGATACGCTCTGACTTAGCAGAGATACTACTGAGGTCAATGCTCTGGTCGGAAAGAGCGACATCTTCGCCTGCAATAGTAGCTGTCACTCCAGCGAGAACAGGCCATACAGGTTGACCGAACACCCCATCCTGCATCGTGAGACCGACCTTGGTGTGAACAAGCTCTGCCTCGAGAGGCTGTACAACCTCTTGGATAACTTTTGGCTGAGCTGGCTCTACATTCGTCGTCATCGTGGTAGCACGCTCCTCGAGTGGGATCTCCATTCGAGTATCAATAGCTCGCATCGCACCTTCAAGGAAGCGCTTAGACGATTCTACATGCTCGCTCGACTTGTCGGGCTCGAGAGCCTTAGAGACGATAGCGTTGAGGCTGCGCTCCTGCATATCCTCGCTAACTCGGACCAGCTCGCGCTCTTCATCTTCGGTCAGCGCACCAGCGTGGCGCTTACCCTGCAGCTCCTTGAATCGAACGTGCAATTCGTGCAGCTGTTCTTGTTCCTTTGTCATAGTTAATTGGTTAAAGGGTTAAAGGTTGGACTTGGTTATGTCAGCCCAGCGAAGAGCGCGCTCAGCCAATGGCGTACGCGCAACTGGCTCGGGAGCTTCCTCGGTGGTCGTTTCTTCTTGTACTTGTGCGGTAGCTGGTTCTACGGTTGGCTCGGGTAGTCCTCGTTCCTCGTTGAGAGCCCTCATAGAGCGCTCCGCTGATGCTGTTGTTGCAGGATATGCAGGCGTGCTCACCACAGACACATCCCCCAGGTAGGAGATATGATCGATATGGCGAAGCCACGTACCGTCGCTGAGTTCCTCCCATCGGGTATCACCCTTTACTACACCGAAGAGGAAGGATGAACCTCTCAGATCACCTCTACGGAGAAGCTCCAGTGTGTCGTTACCCAACTGTGTATTTGGAGCTTCAAATCGATACTCCAGGCCACGATCTGTGATGGTGAGTTGCAGACTTCCGACTCCCTTGGTGCTTCGTGCGAGCAGGTTTGACCTGTTATGCTCATAAAGAGCAAGGACATCTGAGGAACTCAGCAGCTCTTCCGTCACAGCACCCTTATGGATGATCTCACGGAAAGCTCTTTCATCCCACCAGTCGTATAAGACCTCACTCTCTTCCTCGTACACGATGGCAAGCCCCTCGATAGCTCTACCTTCATCACTTTGAAGTGACGGTACAGCAAGTGGGCTTAGGCTACTTCTGATCTCGTGTATTTTATTTTCAGTCATATCCGTATAGGCTTTATATAACGTAGTTATAAGGCGTATTTTGACACCACTTTTCGCTATTCCCCTGTGCTTTTGGTGGGTTCTCCATCTGGGTGCAACTCCTCAATACTCGGACGAGAGGTAATCGGAGCTACATTGCACGTGATAAACAGCTGGTCGCCACCCTCAATAGGCTCTCTATTCTCAAAGATTCGCCCCTCATTGGGAGTCATCACCCCAGCCTCCACGCTACTCTTCACGTACTCTGCACGGGTGCGTAGGTCGGTGGCGAATAGTCGGGAGAGGTCAAAACGTATGCGCTCGGATGCTCGCCTTGATCTTGGGAGTAGCTTCACAGAGAACTCCTGTTCAATCTGCAGGATAAGTGGCTGGAGCGTTTGGTTGAGGAAGTTGATCTGCGAGTTCTCCGCCTCCTTGTAGTTCGTGCTTTGGTCAGCAAACACCATATACGGATGCACCCCGAAGAAGCGACATATATCCAACACGGAATACTTGCGCACTTCGAGAAGCTCGGCATCGGAGTTGCTCATAGAGGACTCTATGAACTGCATGGACCCAGACAAGCGGATAATTCTGCGCCCCTGCGCAATCTCGCTGTTCACTCGGTCTGCCACTCGGTCTGCCACTTCTGTGTCAAGCGCGCCAAGCCCCTGCAACTCATTGCCACCAACGAGGAAACCACTCTTTTGGTTACCCGAGAGCAGTCCGTTATTCGTCTGTTTGTCTGCATTCGCACTAAGCGAGAGCGAAAGAGAAGCGTACGTAATAGTGGACACTCCAGTGTAACCGCCATCGAGGCTGTTGTTCTTTAGGTGGATAATCTCGTCAGCAGAGAACACACCATTGACATTCCACACATAGTCCGAGACGCTGTACGTGTTACTAATCTTGTCGTAGGACACTGTGCCATCGCCAAGCAGGATAATATCCAGCAGTTCACCTCGAGAAGAAAAGCGAGGATATATATAGGCGTTCCCAGAGAGTAGCAGCCGAGCAACTACATTCTTTAGCAGGACGAAGAAGTTCTGCCTACTATTCGCCTGCCCAGCAAATAGGGTGTTGAGCTGAGTGTCCCCTGCATACTTGAAGATGCTCCCCGAGCGCTTTAGGTGCTGGAGCTCGAGCGATGCGATAGTCCCAGAGAGAATATCCACACATCGGTACACGCTGGCAATAGCCATAGCACTATCAGGCGTAGACACAGAAGGGGCGTTGAATTGATTTACGAACTCCTGCACGCTACCTCCAGATGCACACTTATCACCATCAGCGTAGTACGACCGCTTGAAGAAGCGAGTAAAAAATTTGGAAATGGTCATTTATACGATAGTTTTGAAGTGGTTGAACAGCCAAAAGTCCATTAGGCACGTGATAGCTCCGTCAATCTTGCCAGAAGCCACAGCCTTGACAGGCTTGCGGTTTTCGAGTCGGTCCTCGTCTATTACAGCGTTGCCAAAGCAGTATGCCGTGATAGGATTAGGGTCAAACGTGATGCTATCCTGCGATAGGGCCAGCTCAAACGACATCACAGCCGTATTGAACGAGCCATTGGTTTGCGGGATAGCCTCCAGATTTGCCTTGCCCACTTGCGGAGTAGATCGCAAGAGGTTTGTGAACTCGAGAGCCTTATATGGGTCGTAGCCTATTTTCAGTGTAGAGAGGGGCTGTCGGAGAATAGTGTCCACAATGAGGGGGTAATCGATGCTGTCGCCCTTACAGAGCGTCAAATATCCGTCATCCGCCCACCGCTTGTAAAGCTCTCGGTTTACGTGTGTGGCGAGCATACCCTCGGGGAAGAAGTAATATGTGATAGCATGGAACGGGCAGACCTTGGTGCGACCTTCGGGTACACGACTGGGTGTGTAGACAAGGAACGTAAGCGCACTAAAGTCATCACGGACGGACAAGTCCACAGCGCACATTGCACGATAGCCACGCAACGACTCCATCGGCACGTGCATAAACGCCTTCTCAATCGTCTCACGTGGTATCCACATCTCACGTTCGTCACGGGCGAAGATATTAAGGAGCTTGTTGCGGAATGCCTTCATATCCCCTGCCGTGAGCTGGGCTTTCTGATACTCCGCTTCGTAGTACTCGGGGCGCACTGTGACACCTAAGTGTGGCTGTACCTTGTGCCACGTATTAGGGTCGCCTTCCTCGTCATCTACATCGGGCTCAAAAATGTGTGCGAAGATGCTATCATTCTCCACCTCGCCTCGGAGGATAGATTTATAGGCATCCAGCATCTCCGTAAATGGCGTGTCGAGCTTGTCGCTGGCGGTCGTGATTACGAACGTGAGTGGGTTTCGCCTTGCACCCATTGAAGAGGTAAGGACGCTCTTTAGTGCGTCACTCTCCGCCTGTGCGTACTCATCAATGATCACCAGCGAAGCATTCAGACCATCCAATCGGTCTGCCGCAGAGGATAGGCATCGTGCAATCGACATCTTACCAGGCATTCGGTTGAATACTTGTTCACGGTTGATCTTGAAGCGTCTGAGCTGAGGATCAAGCGCACGAAGGATCTTTGAGATCACACCGAAGCACACCTGCGACTGCTGATAACTGTTACTGCCCACGTAGCTCTCTGCGTTAGCATCGCCATACAGAAGGTCATACACCGATAGCGTAGCAATAGAAGTAGTCTTGCTGAACTTACGAGGAACGAAGAGGAGGACATCGCGAACGAGCCTTCTCTCCCCATCATCGTGGTAAAACCAAAAGATATTAGTGAACTGAAATACCTGCACGGGGGTGAGCGCGAAGAACACCATACCCTCGGCAGACGGGAGTCGGATATTTTCGTAGAACGTGATGAAGTGACGCACCTTCTCGTCTCGAAGTACATACTTGTCCACCTTGTGCAGGAAGCGTTCAATAGACAGAAGCTCGTACACGTTGTGCAGGCTTGGATGCTTGATGCACTCGCGTATATACGACGATAGACGCTTGTCGAGCTTGTTGAAGCGTGGGTATGGTATCTTAGCGCTTCGCAGCCGCTCTACGACCCCGCTTTTCAGCGCTGTCGCTTCGCTTTGACTTAGTTGTTTCGTCATATATCTGCTGGAGTATGTGGTTGAGCTTGTCTACCTCGTCACCGCTTGTGAACTTCGCAGTTCGTACGGTCATCTGAAGCTCGGAAAGCTGTGCGCGGAGTTCCTTGGATGCTTCAATAAAGATGGACCATGCAGGATTAGCTCGCTTGCGTGAATCGCCCTCTCGGCTGAATTCCTCTACGACTATGCCGTCAGACATAAGCACCGCATAAGACTCCCGACATACGCCAGCCATCTGCGCTGTGGCCGATATTAGCGGCTCAAACGCTGGGGAGTATGCGCCGAGGGCCTTTAGCCCATCTCTTAGGAAGCATGCGGTTTCTTCTTGCGTCATTTTGCAGAGGGCACTACATAAACCCAGCGAAATGCGCATTTTTGACACCACTTTACCCCCAAAACTTTTTCAGCCCACGCCACAACCCCCATAGGACTTTGAGAACTCGCGCAAAGAAAAGGGAGCGAGGGGTGGTATGCAGGGGGCCTCTCCTTCCATAAAAATCGCCTCCCCCTGGTCTCGCAAAGTTGATTTTTCGGTCGTCGGAAAAATTTCGGAGGAGGGGCGGAAAAAGTGCCTAAAATGTTGGAAAATAGAGCGTTATCGTTTGGTGGTTTCGTTTTTTCTTCGTACCTTTGTAGTACAAAGAAAGGGGGAAACGCCCTCAGACTTTGGAACGGAAACGAACGCAAAAAGCCCCGCGCTCGTTTCACAACGGACGACGGGGCTACCATTTTTTCTTAATCATTACAAAGGTATGGAAACTAATCAGACCAACCAAAAGAGCTATCAAGCATCCGCCTATTTAGGTGGGAGTATCTGCCATGCAAACGACATGGGAGCAAAGCGCAAAGCCCTCTACAAGGAAGCACAAGACTACTCTACAGAAGTGTACGGGTGGTACGATGACATAGAAGAATTTGCCTCTATCTTCGTGGATGATAGAGATCTGGACAAGTTCACAGGAAAGAAGCTAATAGATCTATACCTTGAAGCTCTTATTGGTGAATTTGATACGAGTGCTGAAGTCGTCAAATACTACCAGGATGAATGTGCTGTGTTTGAAGGTGAAGACCCAGAAGAATTAGGCACGCACTTAGAATGGCGTGGAGACATCATCAAGATAGGAGATAAATGGTTTTGGAATATCTGAATCTAAGCAAAAAACTTAACATAGGAAAGACATGGAAACGAAGACTAACAACGTGGTAAAAACAGACCTGTCGATAGTATCGTACTACCTCAAAGAGTACCAGGCATACGAGGAGTACAGACTATCCGAAACGCGCATCATGTCCACTATCGACGACATAGCCACCTACATGATCGAGCAGCACGCAGAAAGCAACGGGCTATCACCCCACGACGTACGAGAAGAAGGCTTACAGTACATCTACGACGCACTAAACAAGGAGTATAAGAGATACAAGTTGGCACGCATCGAAGACCTGCTAACCGCTGTTATTAATGACGACCTTATACATGGCGTGCAAATAGAGGACTTTGGCGGCTGCCATGGCGTAAAAATCACCTATACCAACGAGGCGGCAGCAAAGCTACGAGATCTATACGGTGACGACAACGACGAGTACAGCCTATACGACATTACTATAAGAGCCCTAATGGCGGGTGCTGAAAAGGCCCCAGACGATATAAGCGGTGTGGTCGATGAAGCATGGTCGGTAATTAGTGATAACTTTGACGAGGACGTAGCCAGCCACAAAGAGCCGCTAACCACCGACAAAAGTATACAAGTCGACGATCGAGGAAACATAATCATCAACGAGATTAAGTTTTACATCTCCAAATATAGCGGGGGGCTGGTGGCATACGATAAGGTAGATGTCGTAGATATATACGACGCAAAACGCCTGATTGAAAAACTGCTATACACCTATATCAAGGCCAACCCATATAAAGAGCGCTGGAGCATCACGATAGAGACGACAGATGGTACAGCCGTGGAATGTAGCTGGAGTTGTGCCAGCTACGAGCACAACGATGAGTATATAACGACAGCCGTGGACGGGGAACGCCTGCAAGATCGTAACCAAGCAAGCGACCTATTCCAGGCGTATGAGATCGGTGAAGCTAAATGTACGCTCGCAAACACCAGCAACAAGGAGTTACGAGAAATCGACAAGGAGTGGTTTAACGACCACGTAGTATCCGTTATGGATCGATATCCTGACGAATTCAGCGACGAGGAGCGTAAAAGATTGAACCAAGTGCGACCACTACTAAGCGACTACTAAGATAGGACAACAAAAACGCCCGCCGTCGATAGTGACAGCGGGCGTTTTTGCACCCCTATATAGGGGTGTGGCATAGTCGTAGGCACGTGGTTGCACCGGTGCTAACTACTTTTGCACGTTGTGAGAGCTGGTACACACCAGCGTATATATACAGCGTGGTAGGCTATGCAGCTCTAACGAGGTGGATAGTCACAGCGGGGGTATGCCCCTTATAGACCCTTGACATACTGACGACAGACAAAGAGCTACAGCAATGGGGATAGCTATACCCGTGCAATAGGCGGCCGCCTGCATGTATATGCAAGTAGACCACCACCAGCGCCAAAGTCCAAAGGGTGGTAATACACCTAATGAGATAGCCATATAACTATAGGACGAGATGCACCATAACGGGCGGGCTATGCACCACCGCAAAGGCGGTCACTCCGATAGGTAGGCAGCTGCAAAGGCACTCAATTCAGCCCGCGCGCGCTCCTTAGACGAGCTCAAACTATTAGAGTGTAGTACCCTATGTACCTCTATGTGGCAGGCCTTACACAGCGCTCTAAGGTTGCAGGGGTCAAAGGCTAACGCCTGCATATCAGCGGGGCGGCCTGCAGCGCTTTCCACGGGGCGTATATGGTGCACCTCGGAGGCTGGCGTTGTCCTACCCGCCTGCCCGCAGTCCTCGCAAAGAGGGTGGACAGATAGGTAGGCCATACGTAGACGACGCCACCGCCTTGAGTTCATCAACTTTGTGTACTCCTTAGTCCTGTGCATCTTCATCTTGGAGGTGGTGGCGGGTGGATCTGGAGCGGTCGTAGAAGTGGCAGGCGCATGCATCATCGTGATGATGAGTATCGCCACCGCCCTCGTGATGAGAGTTCGTGTGATGAGACTCGTGATGAGCCAAGTCCGCACGCTTGTGATGAGTGGCTCGTGATTCGTTGAACTTGTCAAGCGCCCAACGCTCGTATGATTCGTAGCTTGTGATTTGCGACGGAGGACACTGCAAGCGCAAGAGCGATTCGTGAAGCAGGTCACGAGGGGCGAGTGAGTCGCCAGTGAGTCGCTCGGCTCGGTCTGCATACTTATCATAGAGCGCTTGATAATGCAGACGGATGAAGCGCTCGTACCACTTCGGAGCATCAGCGTGCGAGGGCGTGGCCTGCTCGCCAACTATTTCCATTTTGGACATACTTGATGCTTGGCCATTGAATAGAGCGAGCAAGACATCCGTCTCCTTGTGCCCATCCTTTCTTCTGCGTCGTCTCCGCCCAAACTCTGGGACTTCCCAGTCCGCAAGAGTCCTGAATGCGTCTTGAATGGTTGTGTCGTCAGGGTCTTTCTCCCTCTGCTCTGCATCTTGGAGCAGGCGTATAGCCATAAAGATAGAAGCCTTAAACAGCTGGTGGTTGCTCTTGAAGCCGAAATGCTTGCGCAGTCTGCTTACCTCTACCGCAGCATCTGGTCCTATCCACGTCGTGATGCGCGGGTACACTTGGTGTTCTTCTTGGGGTGACATATCAGTAGACATATTTCATATAGTATATTAGTGTGTCGTGGTACAGAGCGCAGGCCTGCGGGGTACCACAGAAAAGTTCATTTAGAATTCCGAGGAACTTCTTATAAAATAAAACCGACCCCCCCTTAAATGCAAGGGAGGGCGGTCTTATTGGTTACCTACCGCCTACGAGGTGGAGGTGTAGGTCGATTAGGATTATCCCAGTAGCGAGGAGAGGAGGTATCGTATCTCTCACCGCTGAATCTATCTCCATCAAGGACCTCGGGAGAGAGAGAGTCGCTGCTAATCACTGCGGGCTTGCGAACTTGGTGGTATGTGCCACGTTCAGTCCCCTGCTGAATATCGATCTCTCGGGAAACTGCAAGCCACTCCATACCTGCGTAGCGTCTTAGCGTTGTTCGGTGGTGGTATGCAAACGTACCAGTCAGCTCGTAGCCACGCTCGGGGAGTGAGCCGTATATCGCACCGAAGCACTCCGCTCGGAAGCCAGCGAGGGTATTCTGCGTATATCCACTCTTCTTGTCTACCGCACCACGCTCACTCAAAGGCTTACCGTCCTTTGTGTGCACGATAGACGGAGACACAGACACGATACCATCGCCAGCAGACAGATGAAGCTCTGCCTCTGCACCCTCCCCAGTGGAAGAGGTGAATACAAAGCGCTCGCGTCTATCCTTAGACAGCTCCTCGCCTCGTCTGCCAATGGCATCAGAAAGCCACAGAGAGGGCGCTTGGCACACAATGGCACTGGGGACGCTCCACAGCTTCCACTCTCGGAATTTCTCAAGCGTCTCTCCGTTTCGCTTATAGAAGCTCACATTAGAGAACACTTCAAGCTCGAGAGTGTTATACCCTTCTGGAGGGAGCGGAATATACAGTCCCTCCCCGATAATATCCTCCTCGCTAAATCTTGGATGATTCCACGAAGTCCCCCACGACAGCTTGTTATCTCCACCGCCATAGGTAAGATGAGGGGTGTAGTTGGGATGAGGTACGGAGTTACTCCACCCTAACTGCCGAATGCGACGTACGTAGACAGAGTCATTGCGCTGCACGTCTAAGTCGTAGAGATACTTCACACCCTTATCGCCTCGGGCGGTAAGTCGGAAGTACAAGCGCACTTCCTCGAACTGGTCCGTGAACTTCTTAAACTCTTGGATGCAGTTTTTCGCACGCTCTCTGTCGGCCTTGCCCTCGGAATAAGTGTACCCCCTTCCGACAGACGGAACACTAAATGCAACTCGCTCCTGCGTCTTCTCCGATATACCTTGGTATATATCTGGAGACATAGACAGCAACAGCGGAACATCGAGGCGAAGCCCATACCGCCCGTCATTAGGGACATTTGGAACTACCATACGCCACGGAGCTGCCACCCTTAGCGGGTTGGAGGGAATATCCGTTGATGCGTTCATCTGGTCTCGATACCACTTGAGCATAGAGATATAGTTTGATAGCTCCGTCTCCTTTATCAGCGCCTCATTGGCGAATGAATGCGGGAACTGGTAGATAAACCGACTTGAGTCTAACAAGTTGGCGGAAAGCGTGAGCGGGGTGGCCTGCCCACTCTCATCTACCGCACGAAGTGACAGGTTGTAATGTGGGGACGCAGGTCTTATGCTATTGATAGTGTCGCCAACCAAGAAGAGGGTTTTATCGAGGTAGGCCTGATTTGCGATGCCTGGGGCGAAGCCGTGGATAGACTTCGTATTCCACACAATGGCAAACAGATTTCTATCCTCACCAGTGGTAATCTCCTCCGTCTGAACAATGGCCTGCGACCACTTGCCCGCCACGTTGTGGTCCGTCCTATACCTCCACGCAGGGAGATTCATAGAGACAACATCTGCACGAGGCACTAAGCTCCAATCGGAAGCGGTAATCAATGCAGGGACATCAAAGGCTCTCGCCACAGAGTTAAGATGCGTCTTGGTGACGATAGTGATATTGCCAACCGCTGGAAGAGCCGAGAACTCTGCATCATTCCCCTTTACCTCCATATTGTGTGTGGAGTAGTCAAGAAACTCGTCCCACCCGTTAATGTGGTAATCGGCAAGGCCTTCATTCCCCGCCAACGTAGAAACATCGGTGACAGCAAGAGTACCATCACCCTGCTCGACTCGCATACTCAAAGAGCCAAGGACGCGCTCGAGAGCCTCAAGGGCGGTAATCGGCTTATCTTGACTACCCACAAAAGGAGATACATCTACGAATAGGTCGCTCCCAGAACTCTTAGAGAAGTGCTCTGCGATAAACTGGATATTGTACCTCGCCACCTCCATAAAGTCGTGGAAGGAGTCCGACTTATGAACCACCTTATCCCACTCGCCAAGACCGAGGGCAACAAGGTACGACACGAAGTCCTCTACGGATATACGAGGCTTGGACACGAAGTCCATATCAAGACCACCCTCCATTAAGTTCACCCTCGACAAACGCCCGAAGTCGTTAGCCTCAAAGCTGACGAGGTAGCCCGTATCTTGGTTGGCTGGCTCTTTGTAGCTCTCTGGGTCAAGAACTCCACGCCAGTATCCTTTAGTCCATTCGTTAGACATAGGGTCGTACAAGCTCGGGATCTTCATCAGCTCTTCATCTGTTATACTCGACTTGCCCTCGAGGTAGAACAGAACTACGGATACAGATCCATCGGGGGCCTGCATCAGGTGGCGATACCGCTGGTCCGCCCTCTCCTCCAAGAGAGAGAATGCCAGCCTACCCTTGACTACTGGGGAGAGCGCATCCTCGCTCTCCGTCGTCAGCGTCACCGCAGGCACGCCAAGACGCACCTCCTTTACCTTTGGGTAGCTCTTCGTTTCCTCCGTATCTGGGTAGGCAATGAGGAGCGCCCACATATCTCCCGATACATCCTTGAACGGAGCTACGTAGTGTTTGAATGTCGTGTTACTCATATCCTTTCTGATTAAAGACCGTGGTGATAAGTGACTGGCTTTTTCCAGCATGGTTGCCAATGCCACACGCAGGCCGCCTGCCAACGAAGAGGGCTTGTCGGTAGACTTTCGGAAGAACGAGCCCCGGCAAAAAAAAAATTAAGCCGAGGACGAGGCCTGCGACGGCGATGATTAGTACAGCGCTCATAGCCTATCTGATTACGTTTACCACATCCAGCAGGCGCACCGAGGTGACCACGTTCTCCCAGCTGTCGGAGATAGTGTTGCAGGCATCCATTGCGGTGAGCTCTTTGATGAGGACCCTGCGAGCAGTAGCCCTGCCCTTGCCGTCTGTAAGCCCCACGAGGTAGTAGTGGTAGCTCTCTCCGTCTACGTCAAGCCCGATAGCCTCGGACACTCCGAGAGGCTTGAGGCTCTTTATCTCTACTGCATCAGAGGCGAAGCTGGCGAGGTGGTCTAACACCTTTGCCTCTGCTTCTGTGTAGGAGAGTGCGTCTACAAGGTAGGTCTCGGTGACCTTCTTGTCATCTAAGTTGCTATATGCAACCCGTGCGAGGAATAGTTCCATATTGTTAGTGTATTTACGTTAGTTGTCTGTACTGCAGGCCTGCAGGTCGTAGCCTTGGGCGATTTCTTCGATGATCTCCATAGCCAGATACCAGTTACGACACATAAGACCTTCGGAGATGAGGCGAGAGAAACGCTTAGCCGTGTAGGCTGGCAGGCTGTTCATCGAGACGAATACAGCGATGCGAGCCGTCTGCGCCTTGGTAGGCAGTCGCACTCGCCCATAGCCGTAGCTCATAGCCAGATGGCAGTAGTGCAGTGCCTTGTCTAAGTCCTCACTACCTCCCTTCTTGTGGTGGCGAGCCACGTATTTGACTACGTTCCCCTGAAAAAAGTCCAAGCCTAATAGGCCTATTAGTTCTATTGGCTGGAAGCGCATATCCTTGTAGTGGCTTCCTCCTACTTGTGTATCAAGTACGTTCATATAGTTAGTTTCTTGAGCTTTATTTCGAAGTTCAGTTGCCCCCAGCCTCCGTTAGCTTCGATCTTCTCGACCTCTCTATCGCTAAGGCTGGCAAGTCTGTCATTGTCACTGCTTTCTACTCCAAAAGAGCCGTACCTTGCGACTTCGTTACCTCTGTATGTGCCGTCTCCATCCTCTTTCACTCTGATTCGTCCAGACTCATCTCTATCAAGGTCGCCTATCCATTTTATCGCCTCTGAGAGCGTCAAGCCTTCGGGGATACCTTCTACCTTATACCAGTATGAAGCATCTCCGAGCATTCCTGTTGTTGCTGTTAGCCACATATCGTCATAGTCGTTAGTCCTTAATGCCGAGCAGCCGGCAGGCGAAGAGGAGGCGGTGGTCTTCGGCTTTTCCCTTGAGTACCTCGAGTGGGATGATATAGCCTGTGGATCTGGCAAGTTCGTAGCTCCCAAACTCCCACCTCCCGTGTACGCTAACGTCGACGCTACAGGAGCTATTCGCCTTGTTTACGTCTATCTGGAAGTCGATGCGGAGTGCGTCGTACGCATCTTCGTCTCCATCTTCACCATCTATCAGCGTCACTCTTGAGTGTAAGCCGTAGACAGGCCTGCCATCGTCTTCCTTCCACTCCAGCGGGCATTTAGCCAGCTGGGCTTTTACTTCTTCGCGTGTCATTTCTTGTTGTTTATGAACATACTACGTACTTTCTCCACTTGGTATATTCGGGCTTCAACTTTAGCGTCCTCAAGTGTATCGCAATACTCCCTGAACCCATCCGTGAACCCGTCATCTGTCGAACTGAACACGACAAAACCATTCCCATCCTTTCGGATGAAGATCTTGTACTTTAGCCCTACTTCCGCTATTAGGAGGTCGTCATCGTCTTTCCACCATTGAATAGGGCGTAACTCGTCAGCTATCTTCTGCCTTCTCATGTCATTTCTATTCGATATTAAAGTGTGATTGCATCCATTCATTTTATTCGTTGTAGAGTGCGCCCTACCGTCCCAGGCGCGTGAAGGTCTCGCGTGCGGTCTCCCGCCAGCAGGGCGCACTCGTGGTTAGTTGCGTTGGTTGCATTCGCTACTGAGCTTGTCGATGGCTTCTTCCGCCTCCTTCCATTCGCCACCGAAGACGTAGGTAAATACACTCTGTACGGCGTCGCTTAGTGGCACTTCCTTTGCTATCAGACGTAGTTCTTTGAGCAGCTCGGTGTAGTCCTTCGGATCGGGCTCAAAGCCAATGGTTTTAGCTTCACGACACGCCACCCATATCGCCCCAGACTTCCCCAGACTTCTGTATTGTGCATATTCCACTATTCTCTGAATGGCATTACCTCGGAAGAAGTCGATACGATAGGTGGAAAGCAGATTGTCACACCACGCCCTCAGCACCTCTTTTTGTTTTTGTGTCATAACTTTATTGCAGTTTAGATGAATTTGCACGGAGGGCGGACAGCTCACCCTCGAGGGTAGATACCTTCTTGGAGAGCCGTTCTATCTCCGCAGTCTTTGTCGTGCGCTGAAAGTCAGCTTCTCGCTCCGCGTCCCTTCGTGCACTTATCTCTTTTCTTAGATCGTCCATCAGCATCCCTTCTTTCTCTCTGTAGTGGTCTCGATAATGGAGTATAACATCCTTCGACATTTTCGTAGCGAGAGGAACGGCAACTCCCAAGACTACGATTAAGTAGGGGACGAAGAACGAGAGGAAGTCCACAGTCAGATTATCCATTGTTAGTCTTGATTATCTCGGTTGAACATTGAGTATATCTGCTCGACTATCCACGCTCTCCCTTCTGCCTTAGCTTCTTTGAGGGTGGGGAGGACCATATCGAGATTACTTTTCAAGCGTTCCGATACAGAGTAGACGCACCAGCCACCTCCAGCTGAGTACTTGCAGATATGTATCCGCCAAGCATTCACCATTGTCCACCATTCGTCGTCGCCAGCCTTGCACCATACAAGCGGTCGCAGGCTTCTGTCGATGAGTTTGCGGGAGATAGCCTCGGTAGGATATGGGGATTTTTCCCTCAGCTCCGCTCGCATTGCTTTGTATATGTTGATGCACAACCGATTGGTCTTGGCGAGCTTCCTTGTGCATCGTTTAAGCTCGTCTATCTCCTCGTCCTTGGATGCCAGCTCCTTGGCGAGCTTCTCCTTTTCTTGGAACAGCGAGTAGTTGTGCTTCGTGAGGCTCTCCCGCAGGTCTTCCTTGGACTCTTGGACTACGTCCACCTTACACTCTAAATCCACACAACGGAAGTAGAAGAACGCGCACAACACGGTTGAGATAACGTAGATCACTAAGAGGGTGGTGGTAAATGCTTCGATCGTCATAGTCATTTCTATATCGGTTGTTATAACATCTTGCTGTAAAGTCCACCGCCCAGATTGACGTAGCCCTTAAGTCCCATTACCTCACTATGCACGCCGTCGAGGATTTGGTACACCCCCTTACTCCCTGGACTTAGATAGGCTTCAACAAGCTCATCCCAGCGGTCAATGATTGGCTTGTAGTACGGAAATGCTTCAACGACCATTTGAAGCTCATCTTTCGTGACCTCTCCATACTTCACAAGGTCGTAGCACCTTGAAAAGTCATCAGAATCATACGGCACGTCAAAGCCAGCGTAACAACTATCCCCGTCGCGTGCAACGCCCATCAAGGCGCACCACATAGTTCTTGATGACACGCCAACGTGGCGCGTGCCTATCCACTCCAGCATCTTAGTCTTGTTCATACTCGTTTTATGTGCTTTGAGCTATATCTGCTTAGTATTTCTTCCCGTGCAGTGCTGGGCGGGTTGCGTTGTACTTGAGCTTCAGCTCTATGTGAGCCATAAGATCGATACCGATGGAGCTGGCGTAGGTCACTATCAGCAAGACCGCCCGACGGATGATAGAGTTGTCAGCCCAAGCAGTATCGAATAGTATACACTTGGCTTTGTAGACAGCCTTCGTGAGAGGACACTCGGCGAGGTATTCCGCTGTCGGTGAATACTCGTCCTCCAGTCGTTTGTCTTGCAGTCTTGGCTTCTCCTCGAGCAGTCGCCCATAGAGGTCTGCGAGGCGTATCACAGTGTCGGCCAGCTCATCCTCAACGGCGTCCTTAACATGGAGCAGGAATGCTTGTGCGTATGCTGCGCCCTCAAGCCCCCGAAGCTCCTCTATCCGCTCGGGGGTGAGCTTAGCCCACCTCCCGATGCGATCGGCTTCCACAGCCTCGGAAAGTTCGCCATCAGCGAGGACGAAGTAATGCGACCTCAGGTGTGGCTCATCCCAAAAGCCTTTAGCTACCGCCCGCTCGTGGCAGAAGCGTGAGAAGTCAGCGAATGCACTAAAGTGCGGTACGATAGATGTAGTTGCGTTCATATTCGTTGCTATTTGATGATGTGTGATAAAATGTGTTTGATGACCTCCACAGTCCACCCGTTGCCGAGCATCTTGTAGGCTTGTGTGTCTGAACATACCCACTTGTACCAGTCGGGGATTGTTTGCAGTCGTGCGCACTCGGTGGGAGTGAGTCTACGGAGCATACAGCCTATTTTAGCCACGGGCTGTCCGCTGCCGTCGTTCCTCGCTCTTGCGGGAATGCACGGGGCTTTGCCTCCAGCTGTCGGGCGGAAGCCCTGACCATCCTTGTGCGTTCGCCAAGTGCCAGGAGTAATTAGCAGATTATCCTTCGTGACGCTCGTCAGGCTGTTGCTCTTGTTATCCTTCCGAAGTTCGATCTGTTGCTCGTTATTGTCCCCTCGCCCACGCATGGCACATGCCATATTATTAAAGCTCCAACTATTGGAGGTCAATGTTGGCGATTTGTCGGGGATAACTCTCGACTTTAAGTATCCACGCCCACGTTGAAAGATGCCTATATACAAGATGTCCATATCGGAGTGATTTCCTCCGCTATGCCCTCCAGCTGTTAGGCAAGAGGCCTTGTCTTGATTAGCCTTTGGCTTTAGCTTCTTGTCGAGCTTGACTACGTCTGACGCCTTCCCGCCCTGCGCAGTGGCAATGCTTTCAAGAGCATCCTCGTTGAGAGAGAGATTGCGCATATAGTATTTCTCGTCTACTTCATCGTCGAGGATGTCCCCGATGTAGATCCCTCGGTCGGTAGGCTGGGGAATATCTGTGAGCAACTCACTCCATATCCCCTCGCTCTTCGTCCGTATATTACTCCAGTATAGGCGCACTCTATTCTGTGCAGACACAAGGGCGGAGTTAATCACAACGGGTCTAATGCCAAGGCTTTCGTTTATCCTCAGCTCGTCTGATGGACGCATCCGCACATTCTCAAGGAGGTACTTTGCGTTGGTGTTGAGCTTTTGCACG